AGATAATCATAAGTAAAGTCTCCATTTTCATCCACCGGACGCCAATAACTGATCCCGTTTTTCTTGTACTCCCGCGCTCCATACTTGATACTTGCTGCCCCTTGATCGACATACCCCATCAACGCAAAGTTGTCTTTGTTTACATAATCTGTGACCGTTGCCGGTTGTACCAACTGAGGGATTTTTAGGAAGTAGACAATGTTGCCTTCAAAAAACTCATCATCTTCCACCAACTCTTGGCTTAGATTGTCTCTCCAAATGACTTTATTGGTTCCTGAGAGAAGTTCCGCTGGATTGGTTCTTGTCCAACCAAACAAATTTCCGTTTGATGTTGTCAAAATCTGCGAATCTGGCACAAAAGCTACTGATTGCGAAGCAATCGGGGCATTGCTTTCACTTCCCACCGCATAGTAGGTTGTGTTGTTGCGAGTTAGTGTCCGATACCCTTCACTCTCTGCTTGGCTGTCCGTAGATCCCGTAATCGTGTAGCCAAAATCCGTTGCGTTCGCAAAAGTCACTGGCTCTGGATTGTAAACAACCTCCGCTTGCCCTGCGTAGGCTGCTTCCAGCGTAGGATTTGCTGATTGTGAAATTGCTAAATTCAGACGTAGATTGGCTGTTCCATAAAAATCACTGAAAGCAATCGCATTCCCCGAATCCGGCAAGGCTGTTGAAGCACTAAAGTATTCTGCCAAGCCTTTCGATGGGTCAAATTCCCCAAACTCCGTCCTGATGTCGTCACTGTTTACTTGGCCAAAGACCAAGGCTCCGCTAGCTTTGACTGCCATCAGTTACTCAAAACAGGAGTGTTGTTATAGGTGATCGCGTACCAACTTCCTCCATGTGAAAAATGAGGAACGCCATTGGCTACCGCAAACATCCCCGGATACGAAGTGGCTGATGGTAAATCTGCAACCAACGTAAAGGAGTTGGAGTATTTAATGGCGTATGGCCCAAAATTAATATCTTCTGTACCAATCCTCGGATCTTCCGCAATCGATGTCCCTGGAGCATCATAAGTGATTGATAACGTGTCTGTGGCCGAATCATAGTTTACTGCTGTGATCCCTGGACCCGATGGACCTTGATCTCCTTCCAGCCCCAATAACCACTGCGATCCGTCCCAAATCTTTAAACGAGATACCGTTGAATCGTATGCAATCGCTCCTGTGGTCACGTTGGAAGATGGCAAGTTTGCTGTCGTGTACGAACCCAAAAACTTGTCGTTGACCGCACTGAGTGAATTGCTGGCCTCCGTGGCATAGTGCAATGCTGAATAGCCTGTCGATGTGTCTGTCAGGGTGTACTGACTGTTGTGAGCATTGACCGCTAGTTTCTTTGCATCATTGTATGCGTTGTCTGCTGCAGTTTCGCTGGCTGCCGCATTCGTTTCACTGGTTCCAGCGTTCGTTGCGCTAGTTGCTGCTGCTGTTGCCGAACTTGCCGCATTGGTTGCGTTCGTTAGTGCCGTATTCAGCGCACTGGCATTGTTGTTGATTTGTGCTGCCACCGTCACCACGTCGGTGATGTTGTCTCCAACCAAGACAATCTCACTGGCAGCCCCTTGCCCTAGATTGGTCGCAACGGCAGTGACGGATGCATCACTCCCTGCTACCGTTGTTACGTTTGCCGAAATGCCACTTACCGTCGATACGTCTGCTACGATTCCAGCAACACTCTGTAAACTGGCAGTGTACGGGGCCAACGTGTTCAATGACTGAATGTCCGCGTCACTGACTTCCACCCCCTGCAAAACCAAATCGGCTGTCGCAGAATTCGTAAAATCCGGATTACTGTTCCGTGCTACCGAAACATTGAGGTAGTACACATTGTTGGTGGCACTGTCCCGAACTAGATCCTTGGGAGCGTAGTCTTGATTGGCATCATACGTCCCCCGCCACTGCATCCCTGGAGAACGGACTACTTGAATTGCAAAGACATCAAAGTAGGTTTCGTTCGTCAGCAGAAAATTGCTGTTCGCTGGGACATCTGTAACGACGATGTACAAGATATTGTTGTCATCATCTCTTACTAGATCCCGTACCGTGTAGGCAGCCGTGGGATCATATACCCCCATCCAACGTAAGCCCGGTGGTCCTTGGGTACCTTGGGCTGCTACTGTAACTTGTGCGCGAGTAGTCATCGCGTGGCCTCACCTGTGATTCTGATTTTTCCTTGTAGCAACTTTTCCACTACTCCTGACAATTCAATCTCCAAGTCGTAATCGTATGAGCCCACGGCATAGGTTGCCGTCTTTGACGCAGGTACGGTTAATCGTAAATTTGGAGCGGTGTCATACACCGTAATCTCTTCCCCTGTGTTCCATGTGTCCGTTGCCGTTGGTGCCCCACGGTACGTCCGGATGTCAATCCGGGCCTCGTAGTTTGCCAACTGGCGCAACGTCCCTTCTTCGTCATTGAACGTCACGTCCAACCCAAAAGTTGTCCCCTGCTCCACATCAAAATCGTAAATTCCGTATGCCATTAGCGGGTTACTCGGAAATAACTTTCGTTGCGACCTTCACTTCTGCTGAGAGAATTGATCCCTTCTTGAAGTTTTGCTTCTGCTGCCAATTCCATGAACCTCATTCGGTACACCTGTCCTTTTTCAGCATTTCTGGTCTGCCCCTCGCGGTTGTACGCTCTCTCCAGCGCACCGAATACTAACGATTCATGGTAAAAGTGCCCAATAATCGGCTCTGCAGCATCATCGGTTGTGTCTAAAATTCTTGGCAGGCCACGGAGAGTAATCTCCTTGAAGACCTTCGTGGTTGCGTCCGGATCAATGAAAAGATCCTCATCGCGTGCGGGAAGTGGGAAAATGCGGAAACTTCTAGCGGATGCATTGTTGAAAACAATCGCCTCCACTGGACCATTCCGCTCTCTCCATTTGGGTGTGGCGTTGAGGGTGTAGTTTGCTCGTATTGTTGTGAATGGGTTTGGCACAACGCCGAATACCCCGTTTAGAAAATCTGCACCGCTACTGTACCGGAACACCGCTGCGTCCAACTCCCCTTCACTCATGATTGCCAGATTGATCCCGTCGAGGCTGGCGGAGACGATCTCCTCAATACTGTCTGGAACCGTTAGCACCGGATCAGTTGGAAGATAGCTGATTGCCCCTGGTTGCTGCTCTCCTTCCGTCAAGTACCGGAAGATCGTCTCCGTCAACTTCGTGATCACATAACTTTGGTTGGAGATCACTACCGTGTCCCCTGTGCTAAGTCCGTGAGCCGATGCGGTGGTTACTGTGACCGTCTTGCCATCCACCGTGGCGGTTCCTGCTACGGTAGTTGCTGGTCCACCGCCAGATAAAGAAACCGTTGCCGTGACCTGTGGTTGCCTGCTGATGCGGACAAACTCCCGTTGGGCGTCATCGATGTAGCGATTGATCTCGCTATTCGTCCAACGGCGGTTGTCTCCATCCTGCAACGCCTCCTCTACCCGCTCTCGGATCTCTCTTCTATTCACTGATTGATCTCAATGACTTCAAATCTCTCCATGCTTTCATCTACCGGCTTTGACGCATTCTTTGGCCACCGAACCGCCCGCAGTTGAAACCTTCGTGATGAACGTCCTACCAACGATCTCATTGGATCGGGTTGCAGGTAACGGGTTCTGACCGTGTCACTAAGTGCGTTAAAATGTTGAATCGGAAGCAGCACCGGCTTGTTGCGGGGGATGATGATCGTGTGGGTGTCCACCGTGACCGGCACCGGACCCAAGTCCCATACCTCGTCTCCACTGTCAATCTGAGCCACCACATGCCCATCGGCTGGACGATGCTTGACATCAACAACTTGGGCCATCTCCAACCCCTCCTTAACGAAGGTGAACTGATCCTCACCTGTTCGTTTGTAGGATTCGTGAAGCGTTGGCTCCGGTAATTTGTTCTCTTCTGGTAAAAGTCCTCCGGCTACTGCCATTGGTCTTCTCGCTTTTTAAGGGTTGCTAAATTCCCGACGCCCCCCACGATGGGAGACATCGGGAGTCAAACGGTTAAGAGTACGCTACGTTTGGCTCGAAACGGAAATCCACCCAGAAGTACATGTCTCCTGCGGTGGCAGCGGCTCCAACGGTGGTTACGGTTGCCCGTACCACATAGTTGTCTTCGCCATCGTCCGTTGCGGTGTAGGCCGTCACGGCGGTCATCTGCTTTGCAGCAGGGGACTCGGTTCGGGCTGCAGCCTTAATGCTGGTGGATGCCAAGAAGGAATCCACTGTATTGATGTCGCCAACCTGCACAGCGGCTGAAGTGCCGTTGTCGAAGGCGGTCTTGACGACGACGTTGGCCTTCTCCACGATTGCGCCTTCCGGCACAACAATGTCAAAGGTGTAGGTTCCTGCGGCGGCAACATCCGCTGCTTGAACCCGAACATGCTTGCTCGTCTGAGGCATGTTGATGTGTTTAACGAGAATCGATTCCATTATTATCTCCTAACTTGGAATCGCCCCACCCAAGGGTAGGGCTATTGTAATTAGATGTTAGTTGCGCCAACTTCGATGCGGTAGAGATAGAGATCTTGCAAGATTACACAAGAATACATTGTGTCCCATGCAACCGTTCCTCTCTGTCCCAATGGATCGCCAGGGCCAGGTTTTGGGCTCACTACCTTGGATCGGAGTGAATCCTTCCCACCCAACGTGGCACATCCACCGAAGTCTGCAGCCATTATTACAATTGGGTACACGTCAATGTTTCCGCCAGTGGACTTGAGGCCGGTAGTACCTACCGCCGCTCCAGCACCTTTGAAAGGCATCGCCTGTGTGGTCAGAATGAAGCGAATTCCGCGTGCGGCTCCTACCTCTCCGTCCATCACATCACCCTGATCGGCATACTGCTCAACGGGCACATAACCCGGAAGTGCTTCCAGATCCTGACGTAGATCCACATGGCCAATCGCAACGAAGGACTCACGGATTGGGCTGGTGGAGACACCGTCGGTGGCATCCAACTGCTCTTTCAACTTGGTCGCGTCGTTGTTCTCCAAGACTCGGATCGCACGGTCCAACAAGGTCGTTGCCGCTGTTCCTGCCGCAGCGTTTTTGTTGGCAATCGTGTAGTTCACGTCACTTCTGCCGGTTGCTCCTGCAGAACGTGCGTACCCTACCTGTGATCCTGCTCGGAATTCCTTGTAGGAGATGAAGTCCAGCGTCTCGCCTGCTTGCTGCGCCTGTCGCTCTGTGATCACTTGGACAATCGGATCGTGGCTTGCGGCCAACATAATGTCGGTGGTGTTCACATACGAACCATACTGCTGCAAGTTGTGCTTGATGGTCGTGTGCTGGAGATTTACGAAATTCGGGGTCACCCCTTCGGCAATCGGCGTGTCCACAATCGGGAACCGCTCGTACCGTCTGTGACGAATCTCCAGACCCTCTTTCTGTGGCTTGGTTTCGCGTTGAGCAAATTTGCTGAAGGTGAGTAAACGCTTCGCAATCGGAAGCATTCTTTTTTGGATGGTGTAGGCGTCGTGCTTGCTCAGATCACCGTAAGATGATCCCGTAAGCAGGCCAGTTCCTGCGTTGATAGCCATTTTTCTGTCCTTTCAACAGGCTATCTGGTCATTAACCTAAATGGTTAATCAACAGATAGTCGATTCTTTTAAATCTAGACCGCGATGGACTCCCAAAGTTCTTCGTCCGACATGTCCTCTGGTCGTCTCTCCGACTGTCTAGGATTACTATTCTTTAACAGACCCTGTGCTGCCTTCCGGCGTACAGCGCCTTGCGTCTCTTTTGGTGGCCCCTGCGGCTGCTCCACCGTTTGTTGTCCTGGTGCCTCTGCGGCTGTTGCTTCCTCTCTGAACCTTTCCCGCCCCACTGGGGTGTTGAGAAAGTCGTTCATGACTGCCGCGTGATCCTCCGGATTCATCGATTGTGTCATTGCCGCTAGGCGTACCGGGCTGGCATTGACGTATTCGTAAAACTCCGGACTCTTGTCAATATCCATGTAGTCCCCACCAACATGCGTCCTCATGTAGGCTGCGTGCTGCAACCGATACTGATTCGCTTTGTACTGCTGGGCTACTTGCTCCAAGTCCTCCAAACGTTCGTCTGGAACCCCTGGATTGATGTTCTGTGTCGCCTTAGCGATCTCATGAGCAATGAGCTTCTTGTACGCAGAAGTCAGTTCTTGGAATTCTTCCAACGTCTGCTTGGTGTTCGGGTCAAACCAGTCTTCGTCCAACGGAGTTGGCTCTTTTGACGTTTCTGGAGCCAGTGGTTGTTGCTGACGCATCTGCTCCAACGCTCGTTCCATCTCCAACCGCTCCAGGCGTAACTGTTGGAACTGATCCCTCAGTTCCTTCGTCTCCTCGTTGCGTCGGTGGAACTCCCTCTCCAAATCCCGGTACCGCTTTTCGTAGTTGTGCTGCTCCTTCTTCTCCTCGGCGGTTGGCTCAGAGGGTGCCTCTACTTCAAAGACCTCTGATTCCCCCTCTTCCTCGGTAGTGGAAGATGCGTCATCACTTACGTCCTGCGTCTCCGGCTCGGACTCCTCTCCTGCAGCAGCAGGAGGATTTCCTGCTTGGTCCCATAACTGGTCATCCGTCAACTCTGGGGCTGTGTCCTCCACTGTGGGAGACGCCACCGAAGTTTCTTCACTGACTTGCCTTGACTCTTCTGCCATAGTTGCTCTCTCTAGGTTCTGCGCTTCTCAGGGTGCCCATTGAATCATGGATCTGAGTTTTGGCGGACGGCTTGTGGGTTCATTGGCAATGACAAGACCTCCTGCATTGCCTCCCGATAGCCCTTCCATTGGGCAAATTGAAGCCTCTTGGCTTCGGTTTCGATGTTCGCAGATACCAACTGCTCCTCCGTGTCCTTGATCGATTGGAGTAAATGCCGGTACAGCACTTTCCAACCGGGCGATTCCACTAAGGTCGTAATTAGCCTTGCGTCCATCAATTCATCATATTCGTTTGGTCATTGGCTTCCTGGCGCTGCTGCGCCATCAACTGGCGGGGATTGCTCTCTCCTCCCTGCGCCTGCAGTTGCGCCTCCTGCCCCCGCTGCTGCGCCAATGCATTCAACTGCGCTACCTGCGCCTGACGCATCCTCTCCTGTTCCTGTTGCGCTGCCTGCATCGCCTGCTGCTGTGCCGCCTGCGCCTGTTGCGCCTGCATCGCCTGCTGTGCCTGTTGCTGCATTTGTTGCTGTTGCAACTGCTTCTGCTGCTCCTCGTTGATCAACATGCTCATTCCGTAATAATCTGGTATCGCCTCCCGCAATACATTCCCCTGCCTCAATAACTCCATCCGCTCTTGAATCTGACTCTGGCGGATGTCCTCGCTGGCTGCCTTCTTTTCATCCAAAATGGCCTTCGTCTTTTCAAATTCGCTGCGTAATTGGAGTTCCTGCTGCAACGACTGGATCTTCATCTGCTCCATCTGCTGCGCTTGCTGGGCCTGCTGCTGCGTTAGCTGTTGCTGGGCCTGCTGAACCTCCTGCTCCGATTTGACGATCATCTCCGGATCTAGATTGAACGCTCGTACCAACGGCTGCACAAAGGCGTCGTAGCGGATGTAGTTCTGTAACTGCGGTAACTGGCCAATTGTGGAAAGGAACTGAATCAATTGCGTGTTGTGGACTTCCTTTGCTACATACTGCGTCCAGCCTGTGCAGATCGCCTCGTAGTCCCCCTTCAGACTCATGTCCACACTGTCTACCATGAT